TGAAAGACTAAGGCGTGAATTAGCTAAATTACAAAGTTAGTTAGGATCAAAACGTCTTGTTTTCAGCTTTACTACAGCTTGCTGATGTTTTGTTGTCAGTAATTTATATAAAAATAAACGTAAATCAAAACGGATATTCACTTTTATCTCCTTCTACTTGTTTGTCTACAGACATAATTCCACTAATCCAAGGTTTACCTGATTTAGTTTCTTTATTCCAACCTTTTATAGGAATCTTTACTACCATATCACCACGATAGTTCTGTTCACCTTCTTGACTTGTAATCCATTCTGCTAATGCCATAGCATCTTGCAGCAATAGTTCCATAGTTCCTAAATGATCAGGTTTTTCATTTTTAAATAAGCTAAAATTTGCTTTAAAAACGCTTTGATACTTGTTTTCCATAATTAAAGAATGTGATAGTGGGCAAGGATAATCTCGTTTGTTAACGAGGACATAGTTACTTTTTTGTCAGTAATATATCTTTTTTGCACTTCTTGTTGCATTTTTTTATATGCTTTTCGATCAATTAGTGCATTTATACGAATTTTTGGAAAGTCTTTAGAATTTTCCATTTTCTAACTCCTGTAAACAGCTTCGCAATTGCAAAACTGTCATTTGTTGTAATTTAGATCCCACACCTTGTATTTTGTATTGATTAGCTTTAGACAATACCCATAACCTTTTTTGTTCGTCATCCTTCATCTTGACGTTAAGTTCATTCATGATCATGCTTACAAGCTCTTCTCTGCTGTACTGATTTTTCTTGATAGGTTCTTGTTTAGGCTCGGTTTTAGGTACAACCTTAAGATGTGGTTCATTGTCTTCTATTTCTTCTTTAGCCCATAATTCATAACCTAAAGAAAATTGAAACGCACAATGTGCAACAAAACCTCTGCGTTGAGAATCTGATACTTCTCTTGCATCAATCTGTTCTCTCTTTAATGCTTGTTTTTTATTACCCATTATCGGGTAGATGAAGTCAGAAAATTTGTTACCTTCTGGATCTTGAAAATAAAAAATAAAATACATAGAACCATCTGGCGCATCAAATAATGGTGTACCATCTTGTTCGTTCATCTTTGTATGATGTGTCCAGCCAGGACATTTCTCATTAAATATAGAGGCAACTTTTGCCCATGCCATATACTTTGCCTTAAAACCTGTAGGCAGCTGATGTACATCTTTGATTTCGATGACACCTGCAAGATTAGGATTATTAATATTCATAATTCAAATATCTCTAACACATATGATCATGTCAAGATCAT